CGGGTGGAAGTGGGACACGACGGCGCTGGTGCCGTTGTGGTGGCGCGAGCACGAGTTTCGGCTGTTGGGCGAGCCGGTGATCCTCGAGCCGCCCAGGAACGGGGAGATGCTGCATCCGTCGCTTGTGAAGAGGGCGATCCAAGACTTCTGCTCGCGGTTCCGTGTGACAACGATCGTGATGGACATGACCGCTGGGGCTGACATCGCCGCGTGGCTGTCCGACGACCTGGACCTGATGGTGGTTGACCGGGCACAGACGACGAAGCCGCAGGCCGAGGACTACGACAGGTTCACGGAGGCTCTGCGGAACGGCTGGTTGCACCACACGGGCGACCTCGGCCTTAAGCGTCACGCGCTGAACGCTGTCGCGTACCTACTGCCGGATGGGGGCGCGAAGTTCCGCCGGCCGTCCGAGACCCGCCAGGGCGGAAACCAGGACGCCCGCGTGATCGACGCGCTGATCGCCGCCGCGATGGTCCACTCCTACGCCGTAGAGCATTACGGCGTTCCCGACCTCGAGCCGATGGTGGCGTTCGGATGAACCTCGTTCCCTGGAAGAAGCAGACCGAACTGGAGCGGTCGGACACGATCCTGTCGATGGACGCGTTCGCCCAGTGGTTCTCGACGCAGTTCGCCTTCCAGGGACAGACGTACACCCTTCCCACCGCGAAGCAGGAGGAGATCGGAGGCAACTTCCGCACGCTCACCCAGGGCGCCTACCGGAGCTCCGCAGTGGTGTTCGCCTGTGTGGACGTTCGCGCCAAGCTGTTCTCCGACGCGAGGTTCGCCTATCGGCGCCGCAGGTCGGGCCGTCCGGGAGGGTTGTTCACCGACGACTCGCTGCGAATCCTCGAGCGGCCCTGGCCGGGGGCGACAACCGGGGATCTGCTGTACCGGATCGAGCAGTACGCCTCGCTCGCCGGCAACGCGTTCGTCGCACGGACGCAGATCCAGGGGTTCGGCCCCGCGCTCGCGGTGCTCAGGCCGGATTGGGTGACGATCGTCGCCGGAACAGACCGGGACGACACGACTGCGTGGGATGTCGACGCACAAGTGCTCGGGTACGTGTACGAGCCAGGTGGCCCCGGCTCCGGGAAGCCCGCGGTGATCTACATGCCGGACGAGGTGGCGCACTACGCACCGATCCCCGACCCGGAAGCACGCTGGCGGGGAATGTCGTGGGTGACGCCGGTTGTGCGGGAGATCATGGCCGACAAGGCCGCGACCGACCACAAGCTGTCGTTCTTCGAGAACGGCGCGACCGTCAATCTCGTCTTGAAGTGGCCCGTGGAGGACTTGGAGAAGTACCGGAAGTGGATCGAGGCGTTCAAGCGCGAGCACGAGGGACGCGGCAATGCCTACAAGACGATGCACCTCGGTGGCGGTGCTGACGCGACCCCGGTGGGCGCGGATTTCCGGCAAATGGACTTCAAGGTGACGCAGGGCGCGGGCGAGACGAGGATCGCCGCCGCAGCCGGCGTCCCCCCCGTCATTGTGGGGCTTTCTGAGGGCCTGGCAGCCGCGACCTACTCCAACTATGGACAGGCACGTCGGCGCTTCGCAGATCAGACCATGCGGCCGCTGTGGCGCAACGTGGCCGGGTCATTGGCGCGGATCGTGGACGTTCCGTCCGACGCGGAGCTCTGGTACGACGACCGCGACATTTCCGCGCTCCAGGAGGACGCGCTGGACGCCGCGAACGTGCTTTCCACGAACGCCCAGACGTCGAAGGCATTGATCGAGGCCGGGTTCGATCCGAAATCGGTCGTCTCTGCCGTGGACGCGCAGGATTTGACCCTGTTGAAACACACGGGGCTTACCAGCGTGCAGTTGCAGGAACCGGGTGCACAGCCGCCGCCGGATGGTCCGGCAGCGGACGGGCCAAACGAGCCCACTACCACCGAATAGGAGCGACAGAAAAGTGTCCGAGAACACCCCTGTCGGGGTGGGCGAAGCCGTGCCCGGAAACCCTCCCCGCGAAAACCTCGTCCGCGCAGTCATGCCCGGACTCGAGCTGCGTGAGACAGACACCGGAATGCCGACGATGTTCGGTCATTTCGCCCGTTTCAACGAGTGGACCGAGATCAACAGCGCGTGGGAGGGCCGGTTCATGGAGCGGATCGCCCCCGGCGCGTTCGCGAAGACGATCGCGGAGAACCGCAACGGGATGCGCGTCCTGTTCGACCACGGCCACGACCCGTCGATCGGCAACAAGCCCCTGGGAACGATCGCCGATCTGCGTGAGGACGAGGCCGGCGCGCATTACGAGGTCGACCTGTTCGACGCCGAGTACGTCCGCGAGCTCCTGCCCGGTCTGAAAGCCGGTGCTCTGGGGGCGTCGTTCCGGTTCAAGGTGATGCGCGAGGACTTCGACAAGAAAGCCGAAGCGTCCGAGACGAACCCGGACGGGCTGCCGGAGCGGACGATCACCGAGGCGAAGGTGATGGAGTTCGGGCCGGTCACGTTCCCCGCGTATTCCGGTGCGACCGCCGGGGTTCGTTCGCTGACGGACGACTTCATCCTCGCGCAGTTGTTCGGTGACGCAGACCGAACCAAGAGATTCGCCGAGTGGTATGTGCAGACTCACTCGGCGGCAACTTTCGCACCCTCCATCGAGCAGGCGCCGGCTGAGGCCACCCCTGCCCCGGAGCGCCGCGACAACCGGGACAACCGATTCAAGAACCGAGAGGAGTACCTGTCATGGCTCTCAACGAGCTAGACACTCTCCGGTCGGTGGAGGAGCTTTCGGCTCGCAGAGACGAGATCGAGGCTGAGATGACGCGGATGCACGTCGAGGCTGACGGCGCACCCTTCGACGAGGAGCAGGGCTCGCGCTTTGCCGACCTCTCGGAGGAGCGTGGCGAGGCCGAGCGGCGCATCAAGGAGCTCGTCGCCCGCCAGCAGATGATCGCTGGCTTCGCACAGCGCGACGGCAACGTCGAGCGCATCTCGTTCAACACTCCCCGTCCGGGCGCGACCCGCAACGAGAACATCTACGACCTGGGCAATGTCCCCGCCGGGGACAAGGGCGTCGATGAGCTTCGCGAGCGGGCGCTTCGCGCGATCGACACGGCGTTCCCGACCGAGACTCGGGATCGTGTCGCCAACCTCGTCGAGACGAACGACTCGGCAGGCAACGTCGCCCGTCGGATTCTGACGACGAGCTCGCCCGTCTACAAGCGGGCGTTCGGGAAGATGCTCGTCGGTCGTGAGCACGCGCTCACGAACGAGGAGCGAACCTCGCTCAGCACGTCCGGTTCGGCCGGCGGCTACGCGGTTCCCTCCGTCGTCGACCCGACGGTCGTGCTCACGTCGAACGGGCAGATCAACCCCGTCCGGCAGATGGCGCGGGTCATCACGATCACCGGCAACACCTGGACTGGCATCAGCTCGGCCGGTGTGACGGCCTCCTACGACGCGGAACTCGCAGAGGTGTCGGACGACAGCCCGACCTTCTCGCAGCCCTCCGCGAACGTGGAGAAGGCACAGGCGTTCATCCAGTACTCGATCGAGATCGACGAGGACTGGGGGGCGTTGCAGTCGGAGATGGCGATGCTGTTCGCGGACGCGAAGGACTCGCTCGAGTCGAGCAAGTTCCTGACCGGCCTCGGGCACTCGTCCAACGAGCCTGAGGGGCTGCTTGTCGGCGCCACGGGCACGGTGCTGACGGCCACCGCTTCGGTCATGGCGGTCGCTGACCTGTACTCGCTCGTCGAGGCGCTTGCGCCCCGGTGGCGGGCACGGGCGCAGTTCGCCGGCTCGTTCGCGGCGTACAACAAGATCCGCCAGTTCGACTCCTCGGGTGGAGCGAGCCTGTGGGTCCAGCTCGGCGACGGTCGCCCCGCGCGGCTGCTCGGGTTCGGCGACTTCGAGTGGAGCCAGTACTCGAGCGCCGTCGGTACACCCGGCTCGTCGGTGCTGACGTTCGGGGACTTCAACGAGTTCACGATCGTCGATCGTGTCGGCATGAACGTGGAGTTCATCCCGCACATGTTCAACACGAACGCCAACCTGCCGGACGGCAGGCGCGGGCTGTACGCGTATTGGCGCAACACGTCCGACGTGCGGACGGCCGCTGCGTTCAAGACGCTCAAGATCCGCTAGTCGGAGCGGAGCAAGTTGGGCGGGGGGTCCGGCCCGGTGCCCCCCGCCCATTCAGTCGGGCCAATCAAGGAGACATGAACATGCCTCGCAAATCAGAGGGCCGCGTTTACGTGCCCAAAGAGTCGTTCTCGGCGGACGTCGATGGCGTCAACGTCGTGTTCGTCAGGAACACCACCCGTATCCGCGAGGGCCACGAGTTGCTCGAGCGGTTCCCGCACATGTTCGAGGTGATCCGGGTCGATTACGACGTTGAAGAGGCAACTGCGGTTCCTGGGGCGCGGCGTTGAACATCCTCTGGAGCTCAGTCGCCCCGTGGCTGCCGACCGGCTACGGCCAGCAGTCCGCGATCTTCGGGACGCGCATTCGTGACCTCGGTCACGACGTCGCCTACGCCGCGTATGTCGGGCTCGAGGGAACAATCGGCGCGTTCGAGGGGATGACCGTCTACCCCGCCGACCTGTCCAGATTTAACAAGCGGATGCTCCGCGAGTACGTCAAGCGCGAGGGCGACGACGTGCAGGTCATCACCCTCACCGACGTGTGGACGTGGACGGAGGGACGCTACGGCGGCATCGCCGACTGGAAGGGCTTGAAGCTCGCCGCGTGGACTCCCGTCGATCACGACCCCTGCCCGCCCCGTGTCGCTGACGCGCTGATGCAGTACGGCGCGCGCGCTATCGCGATGAGCAAGTTCGGCCAGGACAGGCTCCGACGGATGGGCCTCGACCCCCTGTACGTGCCGCACGGCATCGACACGAACCTGTTCCGCCCCTGGGACGACATTCCCGGCTGCCGCGAGGCGATGGGCCTCCCCAAAGACAGCTTCGTCATCGGCGTTGTCGCAAACAACTCGGGGCCGCTCCTTCACCGCAAAGCCCTCCCCGAGATCCTGATGGCGTTCTCGATCTTCCTCCAAGACCACGACGACGCGTTCCTCTACCTTCACACCGACAAGTTCGGCGAGAACATGGGGATGAACGTCGTCAACATGTGCTCCCGGTTCGGGATCCCCGAGAAGAACGTCGGGTTCGTGAACCAGTCGGCCTACTGGCTGAACGAGATCGTTCCGGAGCACATGGCTTGCCTCTACTCGTGCATGGACGTTCTCGCCAACCCGTCTCTCGGCGAGGGCTTCGGGGTGCCGATCATCGAAGCGCAGGCTTGCGGGACCCCCGTGATCGTCAACGACTTCACGTCGATGCCCGAGCTGCTTGGCGCCGGCTGGCTCGTGGACGGCGACGAGTTCTGGCACGACGACCAGGACTCGTTCTGGAAGATCCCCGCTATTTCGGAGATCGTCCGCGCGTTCGAGGAAGCCTACGAGGCTCGCGGTGACGTCGAGCTGAGCGCGAAGGCCCGCGAGTTCGCGTTGCAGTACGACGCCGATCGCGTCACGCAGGACTACTGGGTGCCGGCGCTCGAGGCGCTGTCGAAGCCCCGCGAGGTTCCGCCGTTGCAGCCGATGAATAGGGCGCAGCGGCGTGCGTTGAAGGCGGCGGCATGAATATCGCGGTGCTGACGCTCACGCGGG